TTTATCAAAACGATAAGCTTTTCCTCCAATCGACCAGCTTCCATCAGCAAGATATCTCCCATTTCCCTCATCATACCACCAACCGTTTTCATCTTGTTTCCAATCAGCTCTTGCTTGGTTAGATGTGGGAATTATAATTGATGATAACAATGCAGTACTTAGCAAAACTTTTGCAGTAATCTTAACTACTTTTTTCATTTTTATTTCCTCCTTAAATTTTATTTTATACGCATTAACAGTATCATATTTTACCTACTAAATCAAGTGAAATAAAAAATACCCCCTATCTAAATGATAAGGGGTGTGAATAAAAATGAATAAAAATAAAGTAATTACATTATACTACATATCTTTGGAATTGACAAGGAATATTAATCTCTATATCTCCATTCACCATATTCTTTACCAGTTTCAAGCTCCTTACTTGCAACATAACGTCTTTCTCCACTGTGCGAGATGTAAGATAACCATTCGTAACCATTAGCGTAGCAATATTCCATATAATTAAATTCTTCACCATTTTCGTAAGTTGCTACTACTTCACTATCTAACGATGGAGCTGAACGCACATTTAACTTATCAACAGTTACCTTGAATGTTCTAGCTTTATCTAATGCTTGTAAATCGGTATTAGCTGGGTTATTAGCCGGTGTGTCGTTCACTGGGAAGTAGAACCACCCAACAATGCCACTAAAGTCACGATTTCTATATCGGGCAGGACCGCCTACATATAAACTATCAGCCTTACCATCAACATTTTGTTCAATGGTACTCATTGTATACCCGTCACTATCAGCAATTACTAATCCTGTGTGCCCGTAAGAATGACCAGCAATATAAGTGGTATCCATAACAAACACCGCCCCCGCACGTGGCTTAGAATTGACATCTCCTACCACATTATATTCAACTGTATAACCTAATGATTTAGCACTATTTAATAAATCTATTGCATTACCTCTTAATGCTTTACCAAAGAATAATACACTTAAGTAATTCGGTAAATCGACACATTGAGTGCCATATGCTCCGTCTTGATCTACCCCTATTCCTAAATTTGCTATTCTTTTTGCTTCATTTACTATATCTATTGTTTTAACCATTTATTTATCCTCCATTTTTTCATAATAAAAAGACCAAGAATAATCTCAGTCTAACCACTTAATATTTTTAATTTTAGTTTGTCTATAACTTTTATAAATTGCTTGTCCTCTACCTTCATGTAATGTAGTAGGTACAAAAACATTTTTATAAATTTTTCTCAATCCGAATACTATATATTTATCCTCATTTTCTTTATAAAATACAACAGATAATTTCATAGTATTTTTATTTAAATCTTTGGCTAATATGCAATAATTATATTTTTTATCAATAAAAATTTCCGATATAAAATTATAATTATTGATCCTATTAACTACTTCATTAAAGTTCTTATATTTTCTATACTTATTTAAATCTAATTCATTTTTCTCTAAAAATTCTTTAGTTTTGCTAGCGTTAATATTTTCAAGTTTATGAATTCCAAATAAATGATGTAAATCTAAAATATTGAATTTGACTATAAATTCATTTAATTTTTTATAATTCGTTTCTATCATACAAGAATTATTATGAAATTTCTTTTTATAATCATCATACAATTTTTTTAAATCAACATTATCCATTTTCTCTCCATAAAACAAAATTAAGCACGGATTAGAAAAGACTCTAACCAGGTCTTACGATTAGTCGAATTGTTGGTTGACTAACTCCTCTTTGTGCTTCTTAGGCTTATCTCCAAGGAACAGTTCTTAAGCTCTGCCAAGCAGTGTAATGTGCTTCTATTACACTTTCGTATCACTACGAATTTTAACGTTAAAACGAGACTGAAAGGAGGTGAATAGTTTCCTTTTTATCTCTGAATTTATTTTAATACAAATTCTACTTTTTGTCAAACACTATAAACAACTGTTCAAAGTGTGTTAATTATTTTTAACTTCTCTTATCCCTTTATGAATTTGATGTAGTCCAGTTGCACTTAAGCCACTAACAATACCTGTCACGATATTATGTCCTGAATATCCCTCTAATATGCAAATTAAAACTGCCCCTACAACTGCTAATATTGCAGGAATATAATTGTTAGGTATTTTAGGGAAGCTAGTCTTAATGCTGTTTCCTATCAGTAAACAAAGTGCCATTATTGCTGGACTTAAAAATTGTTGTAATTCTGTCATTTATTCCTCCTTGTTTTCTATTAAATCTTTTAATTTAGTAAGTCTTTTTAATATTCCTTTTGGGAAAGGAACTCCTAATACTGTTAAATTCTCGATAACTGAAATTAAATAGCTATATATAAGATATAAAACTATAGTTGTTGCCACAGATTTAAATCCAATTGCCGTTAGAATTGGAAATGATATTATGATAAACATAATAATAGCTGTGTGTTTAAGAATCCCTTTCCTGCTTAGTGTTGAGTTGACCTCATGAGTAACCCAAGACTTTGCAATCCCAGATAATATATCAAATATTATTAACGCCATAACAATATATAAAATTGCAATATTAAAGAATTCCCTAAGATGTATTACTAAATCCGAAAATCTTAATTCTATTAATGCCATTTAAATTATCTCCGTTCTAAATTTAAAAGGGGCATTTTACCCCTTATTACTATGCCGCCACAGCTAAGTGACCTAATCCCATTAATTCTAATTGCGCTTTAACGCCAGGGTGAAATATAGGGTGAACATTCTTAAATTCCCATCTTCCCGCTGCAATATTAATTGCGAATAACATTTCCATCATTATCCTCACCCCCTTCCATTGTTTCTTTAGTTTGTTTATCATTTTCTTTCTCCAATTCTTTACTAGGAGTTGTTGCCATAGGGGTTAATTCACCTTTAGCCGCTAGCTGATTTAATAGATTCATTACTACCGCTTGAGTGGTTTCTGACTCACTTTTAATCTTTTTAATAGTATCTCGCCCATCTTGGATTACTTTATCTATTTCAGCGAATTTCTCATTCTCCGCCCTATTAGGATAGGTTTCTTGATAAAACTGCTCTAACGCTAAATTTACAAGCTCTATATCTGAATAATTGCTGCAATCTTTAGGCACTGTAACATTTATTACATTGCTAGAATCATCTGATACAATTTGAATTTTGGTAGATACTATCTTACTCTCAAAATAAGTTGGGATTTGCCAACTAAATTTAAATTTTGACATCTTTATTGTCCTCCTTAGATTCAACCTCATTTAACGTCTTCAAAATTTTATTAAAATTATCATTAACCTCAATTAACTCTCGTTTTTGCCATTCGATTAATACTTGGGATATTATCCCAGTCATTTCTACGGCAGATAATCCATAATCTCTAGCCGTAATTTCTGTAAATTTAGTAATATCACTTTTTGCATTTAATACCCTAACTGCTGTAGGCATTGTTGTTTTGTTTGTCATTATATCGCTCCTTACACAACTTCTACTAATATTCCTCTCCTAAATTTGAGAGTTAAACCGCTAACTTTTACATTGGTATTTTCACCTTTTAATCCTCCTGAATCGCCTTGGACTCCTTTGACGGTAACATCGTCGCCAATATGCAAGCCATTTTCACACACTAATTTTCTACCTGCAACTAATTTGTTTTTATTTTCGTTACCATCATTATCATTGCTGATGTAGTTGAAACTTAAAATCGGGCTTTCGTAAGATTTACCCCATTCCTCTACTTCTTCAAACCAACCTATCCGACCATTCATTTTTACCAAAAAATTCATTCCTGAATAAAAATCTGCTTGAGCACCCCATGACACAGGCTTGTAATATCCTCTTATTCCACCAGAAAACTGACCGTTTGTATCATAAAAATTTGTCCCGGTATAATCTAACCTCAACCTTCTTTTATCTTCGTTTTTAGTACCCTCATATATCGTTAAACTCTCATCTTCGAATTGGAAATATTTAGAATAATTATTCCACGCTATTCTTACTGATTCAGAATTTTGACGTATGATCGTTCCTACTTCACTTTTTGAAACTAAATCTGTTTTAAAAAGATTAGTCTTGTCGCCTTTTAGAATATATATATCCTTGAATTTTACATTCTTAGCACTACCAAAGTTATCCATATAAATTCTTGATAAATCATAATCAGGCTTAATTTTTACTATAGTTTTTTTACGATTGGCAACGAATATCTGATATTGAGTTAAATTACTTAGAATATCATCGCCGCTATAATCATCTAATCTTTTTACCTGTAGCATTTTTGGAAACATAACTTTACTATTCTCAAAATCACAATTAAACGCCATTGTGTAAACTTCCCCGGCTTTTATATTTTCAGTTAAGTTGAATGTTATATCGCTAGTTCCGCTTTGCGATTTAAAAAGATTAAAAGGTAATAATTCGTTTTCTGTAGTTTTCTTAACAATAGATGTTATTTCACTATTAGTTTGAGATATTTTCGAATATAAATCTGTAATTGATTTTTTACGAATTTCATCATTACCCTCTAATATTTTAGTTCGCTGTGAAATAGTTGATACAAAGTTATTTAAGGTACTTTCAAATTGTTTGCTTTTCGTAACCACTTCTTCAATAACAGTAGGATCTGTAGAATTATTCAATCGTGCTTCTGCCGTCGCTTTTAGGTAATTATACTCTACTTCAAATAGGGTATATAAACTTTTCCCAGTTTGATTTTTACCGTCCAAAATTTCTAATATAACATCACCATTTTTATATTTTATATCTTTGCCATTTTCTCCTAATTCAGGAATAGAAATTTTAACGCCCTCTTTTACTACTTCACCGTCATAATACACTTTTAAATGAATTTTAACATTTTTAGTAACACTATTTTGATATTCTCCTGAATACCACGCTGTAGCGGTCAGAGAATGTCCTTTAAGGTCTTCTAATGATGGCAGCCAAGAATTAGGCACTTCTTCGCCATATCCAAGATAAGGCTCGGCGACTTTAAAATGACCGTTTTTCGTGGCGTAAACATAAAACCAATTTTTTCTTTCAAAATTGAAATCATTTTCAACAATAAAACTAAATTCCTTAACAATCCATTGATTTTTAACAGTCCCATTACTTAAATTGAAAGTCTTAAAGGTTTTATCCTTATTATGATTTTTTAGTGATAATATAATATCAGAATCTAAATTCACATCATCAAATATATAAATCGGCAATCGTATTACAACTTTATCTCCTTTTTTGAAAGATGATATGCTACTTTGCATATCAAATCCTTTCCACTTAAATTCTGTTAATCCTGATATGCTAACATCAATAGAATTGTGACCGTTGTAGTCATTTTCTATAAGTTTTAAGTTGGCATTATTAACATTTCTAGCCGCAGCAAAATTTGGAAAGTGAGTATTTGATATAAGATTGTAATTTGGCACTACACCGTCTTTTCCTTGTAAGTCTTCATAAGCAGGACACCACGGAGTTGCAATATTACCCTGTTCTATTTTAGGGGCAGTCACAATAATAGGATCTCCACTCGCTAAATAAATATATGATATGCTGTAAATTCCCTCTTTTGTTGCTTCTGATGTGAAAGATACTAATTGCCAACCGTCTTGTGTTAACGTTGAAAATCCTACTCCGCTAGAAGTATCTAACGCACTCCAATAAGTTTGGATTTGCACACGTTGACCTTTTTTTCCTTTCACCCACCAACTAACCGTCCATTTGCCTTTTGTAAGCTGAAATTCGTCTTGTGTTACTCCGCCGTCAGTTGATAATATTTTAAATCCTTTCTTTATTGTTGGGATAGGAGAATCAGGAATATCAACGACTTCTATATTACCTTTACCACTTTTTCTAAATGTTCCGTCTTTCCATTTTCCTGATGCTAACGAAAGATTTCCAGATCCTCTCACAAAGTTTCTATTGATTGAAGATCCATCTTTACCCGGATCTCCTTTATCTCCTTTGAGTTCGGATTTTTTCTCCTTTATAATTTTGGCAGTTTCTTCTTGAGTAATTTGACGAATCCCATCTTCACTAATTACTAAATCATTAACTAGTTTTTTTGTTTCGTCTTTAGTTAAAAAGTCTTTTCTAATATTACTCTGAATTCTATCACGTATTTTTGTGAAAATATTTTGAGTTGTTACATCTCCCTCTTCAAATTCTTGCCTAAAAGTTTCATCGCTGATAATTTCTTTAATGAACGCCTTGTCAATTATTGCATTTTTTATTGTTGCATAATCTAAATGGGCTTGAATTGCCTTAATCATTTCTGCTTCTGTTATTATAGTTTTTAAACGACCTATTTCAGCTTCAACAGCATCTAAAATTTTAGTTTTAACTATTTGAGGAATAGTAGAATCAGCTTCGAACAGCGCTTTTTTAACTTCTAAAGCACCTTTTGATTGTTCTTCTAAAATCTTCATCTTTTCTTCAAGCTCAGCTTTATCTAATTTTAGAAGTTTTTTTAAATTTTCTTGGATTTTAAAAGCGTCAACTTTAGTTTCTACTTTTTCCGTAACAGCATCATCAATCATACTTGCTAGAGCAGCCCCTAACCCTTGTTGAATTTTGCCAAAACCAATAGTTTTTAGTTTTTTACTCATTGGTGAAAAAGTATATTTTGTTATCTTTTTTTTTTACATCAAGATTAAACTTTTCATGAAAAATGGTAACTGTATCAAATATCTTAACAGGAACATCAGGCTTGCCAACAACATCTATTTCAATACTTTCCTCAATAACATCACAAAGTGTAGTTTTAAAGTAATTCACACCGTATTTAGTTAAGGTTGTGCTATCAATCACATCTTGGTCATTAACTTCTAAATTCCCTTCATAAATATTTTTATATTTATTTATCAAAGGACTATCTACCATTACTTTTATTACTTTATCTTCTTCCCCCTTATTTTGAGATGTGATTGTTTTAGTAAAGTGAATACGAGTTCGTAAGTCTTTTATAGATTTCTTTTGTTGGTAAGATTTTAAATTTTTTTTGTACATGAAAAGAGCTTCCTTTTCAGTACCTCCATTACTTAATAATTTAATATCGTATTTATCACGAATTAAATCACCACCCCATTCTCCAAGAATAGAGTGCTTGTCTTTAAATAATGCTGTTGCTACAGTTACATTTTTTAAATTAATACTGTGCATTGCTGCAATATCAGATGAAAAAGTAAATTTATGTTCTCGAATAATACTGCTAACAAGCCCTCTCATTACTCTATCACCACTGGCATTATTTACACTTAACTCACCAATAGAATAATTATTTAATAAAGTAGCAACTTGATTAGCATAGACAGTAATATAAGCGTGATGTTTTTCAATTTCGAAAATGATAAATTCTTGCTCTCCATGTAAGTCATCAGCTAAAAGCAAGGTTTCTTCAACTAAACTCCCCCATAAATGATTATTTGTCGGGAATTTAAAACTTAACTGATACGTACTATTTTTTTCTTGAACAATGATATCTTCATAAGCTAAATTAAGCGGTATATTTCCGTTTTTTAAATAAATCAAATTCGCCACCTCCAATTACCGTATATTTTTACACTTGCTACATTTCCACTAGTAGAAACTCCATTTAATCCTGGTTGAATTTCAAAAAAACCACCCTTTGTGCGAATAGAATTTTTAACGTTATTATTTTTATCATAAATATTCTGTCTTCGATGTCTACAATCAATACGAGCTTTAGTATCCAAATTTAAAGCCATAGTTTGCTTACCTATCGTTAAGCTAATTTCTCCGTTACCTTCGATTTCAATAATCGGTTCGCTAAAAACATCTCCTAAATTATTGATTGTCCCACTTTTGGATAAAGTAGTTACCCCTACATCAACCGAATATCTAAATGGATCAAATATTAATTTAATATCAACAGACCAACGATATTGACCGTGTTTAGAATAAGTAATTTCTTCTAACTCTGCATGAAATTTAGAATTGGGTAGATAATCAAATTCTATTTCGTTTTCATTATCATTAAACAAATTCGTTAAATAAACTATTTTTTCGTATGTAGATACAGAAAATTTAAGCGTGCGATCTTGACTTTCATATGCCTCATCGTATACAACGTAGTCGCCATTAGCTCCATATACTGTTGTATTTTCTGAAACGCGACGTTTAGCGGTGCGAATAACACCTGCATCTGTCAGTATATAATCGGGAAATTGTAAAGTAGTACCATTAATTTTAATCACTCTTAAATTCCCTCCCTTCTAACAAAAGTCATTTGTCTATCATATGAATTTTTAGCCAACCTCTCACCATCTAAATACGTGCTTACATCTTTATCTGCTATTTTTTGTAGTAAATCTTGTACATCTGTTAATGCATTAATTACATCATCATTTTTATCACTAAATGAAAAATCAGCAGTAGCCATATAATCCATATCCAAATCTTTTATTATATTACTACCAACTTCAATATCAGTAATTTCACTAGTAAAACCTTTATTAATTTCTCCAGCTATACTACTAACTGTACTCTTAACAGCTTTAAACTTGTCAATAAGTCCTTCATCAAGACCTTTCATAATAGCAATACCTGCAGGAATGAGTAATTTTCTATCATACTCAATCGGACCTTTATGGTCTCTTATCCAATCCCCAATTTTACCAACAAAACTTTTTACATCCTCCCAAATATTTTTTAAGCCATTTAAGAACCCTCTCATGATAGATTTCCCTATATCAAAAAGATTAATATCCCAAAGTTTATTAAAAAATTTTTTAACTCTATCAACCGTTTCGCTAACACTTATTTTCAAATCTTCCCAAGCTCGTTTTGCGCCACCCACAAGATTATTTACGGTATTGACAACTGAATTCTTAATGCTATTCCAAGTATTTACCGCAATATTTTTTACCCCATTAATAAGTGTGCTAAAGAAAGTTTTGAAGCCTTCCCACAGTGTTTTTATTCCGTTAACTAGCCCAGTTACTAATGTTACTATAAAAGTTTTAATTGCTGTCCAAACTGTTACCGCTATTGTTTTAATACCTCCCCAAACTATTTGAATGGCATTTTTAATACCCTCCCAAATAAGTTGTAAATCCTCTTTTAATTTAGTAAAGTTTCCTGTAACTAAGTCAATTATGATAAGAGCTGCACCTAATACAATACTTTTGATAAATTCCCATGCGCCTTGAAAAATCATTTTAATACCTTCCCAAATAGTATTAATAGTCTCTTTTAAAACGCTCCATGCTTGCGTAAATATCACTATAAAAGGTTGAACAACTGCCATAACTGTCTGTGTAATCATATTCCACGCTGTAATTGCTACTGTTGAAATACCAGTCCATAAATTAGAGAAAAACTCCGATATACCTTGCCATGCTTGTTTTATCCAATCAACGAAACCTTGCCATATTGCTTTTCCAATTTCAGTTTGAGTGAAAAACCACGTTAAAGCTGCAACTACAGCAGTAATAGCAACAATAACGCCAGTAATCGGATTAACTAATAAAGTTGCGTTGAATAACATCATTGCAGCTCTTGCTGTAGCTATTACTCCTCTTACAACAGTTATGCCAACTTGGAAAGCAGCCATTGTATTCTTAGCTATAGTTAATGCAGTGGTAAAACCAGTTATCGCAAGTTTTATACTGTCTACCACCTTTAAAGCTATGAATCCAGTTAATAACCCATACAACGCTCCTTTGACTAAAGATGTAGCTGTTTCATTTTCTCTTAAAAATGTAGTAAAGTCTTTAATCCATCCCGTTACAGTTTTCACAACACCGCTTAAAACTTCAAATGTTGTACTTAATCCACTAACACTACTTTCAGTACTATTGATGCCTAGTAAATCCCCAATAAATTCACCAACAATTGTTCCTACATTCTTTATAGCTTCCCAAATATTTTGGAATGCAGTACGGATATTGTCGGCTATATTTACAATGGTATTTGCTGTACCTTCATCTATTCCTAAGCTACTCATCAAGTCAACACTTTCTTGTTTTGACATTGCACCTGTAAGCACATCTATAAATGATTCTACCGCTACCGTTACTTGACCTAAATATTCTTGAATTTTTGATACTACTTCACCACCTAATATCCCTTTCAGTTGTCCTGCAAGTCCGGAAAACGCACCTATTAACAAAGTAGGTAAACCTTTTAAAATATTACCTACCATGGGTAAAAAATTACCTACTAAAAAAATGGTTGTTGTACTTGCTAACGCTTCTAGCGAAGGTCTTATATCTTGCCCTAATGATAATTTACCTAATAAGTTAGTAAATGCTGCTTTCATCGCAAAAAATGAACCTTGTAGAGTAGACGATGCTTCTTTAGCAGTCGTTCCTGTAATGCCTAACTCTTTTTGAATTACGTGAATAGCTTCGTATACATCCGATAGATTGTTAATATCATACTTAACGCCAGTTAACTTTTGCGCATCAGCTAACAAACGTTGCATTTCTTGTTTAGTACCACCATAACCTAATTTCAAGTTATCTAACATCGTATAATTTTGCTTAGCAAAACCTTGATAAGCGTTCTGAATTAACTCCATAGATGTCCCCATTTTATTAGAATTATCAGCCATATCAATCATCGCCATATTTGCTATTTTAGCGGCTTTAGCAGTATCTCCTCCTAATGATTGAAGCAAACTAGCGCTAAAACCTGTTACATTTTCCATGTAAGCATTAGCTGACAATCCAGCCGTTTTATACGCTTCATTAGCGTATTGTTTTACCGTATCAGCATTTTTCTTAAATAATGTTTCAATCCCACCTAACGATTGTTGAAGTTTTCCACCTTCCATTAATGAAGTTGCGAATAATTTTCCAATACCTGCAGCAAGAATCACGCTTTTTATTTTAGATACCAAAGTATTCCCCGCTTGTTGCCCGGCACTATTTACTTCTCCAGATATTTCTTTAGATATCATACCTGAAATTCCTCTAGCTGACGGCATAATTTGAACATACGCTTTTCCTAAATTAGTTGCCATATTATCCTCCTTCCTTCAATATTCTATTTTTCATCTTTTCAAACTCCTCGCTAGTATCAAATATCAGTACTTCTTTTTCCTTAACTGATTTATTTATACTATCAATAAGCAACTTAGGTTGATTTCTACCTTTTTGTCCATCTTTTGTTTTAAACCAAACTAATAAAGTTAATCTATCCACGATAGACGCTAATAAAATAGTATCTAACTTCACTTTTTGTTTAGACATTTTCAACTTAATACGTGAATCATCACTTAATCCTTTACAAAAAATAGCCACCAGAAATGGTGGCATATCTTTATAATTATAAATGTGATAATATTCAGCTAAATCACAAATGACAGCCTCTTTATCGGTAGCTAGCATACTAGCAAGGATTATTAGTTTTTTAATCTAGCTTGAGCTTGAAAAATATCTTGTAGTTCTTCAGATATTTTATCGCTACTTACAATTCCGTCTTCATCTCTTACATGATCTTTTAATTTTTCTGTTGCTTCTTTCCCTAATAAAAGTTTTAAAACTCTAGGCAAAAGCAATGGATTACTTTCTAAATCACCTAATACTTCTATAAGTTCATAGTTATTCAAGTTCTTTTCCGGGATAGAATACGCAAATCCCGATTTAGTCACACCTGTTAATTTATTCATTGATTATAACTCCTTACTAGCTTTTTTTATGTACTCATAGTGAGTATTCCCTTTTGAATCTGGAAACGCATTTAAAGTAGTTTCATACCCAACCATTTCAGAATCAGTATAAGAAATTTCTCCAACTTCTCCAACTTTACCATTAGGAATTACAATACGTTTTAAAATACCGCCTTTTAACACCATTTCAATTACTACTGAATGTTGTTCTAATTCCTTAGTATTAGCTTTAATTGTAATACCTGTACTAACATCTCCAGTAACATTATCTTTACCGTAAATTTCTTTTAAAACATCAATATTTAATGATTCTATTAATGTATATGTGAAAGTATCTGTTTTTTCTGTTTGAACAGTATCAACAATATCTCCGCCCCACGCTTTTATATTATCAGTACTAGCTGTGTTTTCGTTAACCAGTCCATCTTCTGAAATATATCCTAACGCTTTAAAATCAGCGTGTAATGTTGTAGTAGCGTCTTCAGGAAGTGCTGTCCCCAAAGGTGCTGAATAAATAGCGCCACCAATCTTTGGTTTTGCTGAAGTTACATTATTTACATCTGCCATGTTTTATCTCCTTTTAATAATAATAAATATCAAACACTGCTTGATAACGATAATTTTTAGTTTCTGTATCGGTATAATTATAATCACTATTTAAACTAACCCTAGAAACTTCATCTACAGTTATCAAATCATACATTAGATTTTTAATTTTTTCGTTTAATTTTGCTGCTTCGTATAATGACTCAGCGTAACTTTGAATAGCTATTGTTGATGAATTTAAAAAATTGTCTCTATTTCCACTGGTCTTTTCTAATAAAATATATCGTTTAGGTAAGTTGCTTTGATATTCAAACACAACTGGAATTTCTAAAACTTCGGAAAGATATTTTTTAACAATAATTTCAATCATTTAGCGTAATGCCTTTAACAATGTATTATTTTTATTGTTATCACGAGCAGCTTTACGAGTTTTAGTTTTAACACTCACATTTGCCCTATTTTTACCAACAAAAACATTAGTTTCATATCCTTGTCCTGCTTTTTCTTGAACAGTCTTAGCTTTCTCTTTCAAAATTTCAATCATTTCTTGACTTCTCATGAGTTCAGCTACACCACGACTATTCAAAACAAATTTTCTACTCAAATCGTTCTACCATAACTTTCTTATTCCAATCTAACGGTATCATAGCCTCAATACCTTCTTGAGGAATACCGATGGTTCTCCACTTTTTACCAAAAAATAGAACTTCTCTATTTTCCCAAGCGTTAACATCTCCTTTTGGTATACCAATCGTGTATTCAGCTTTTTTCCCAGTTAGATTTACGGAATTAGTAATATCATCTGTAGAAGCAGGAGCAACCAATACATTTTTAACAATTATTTCTTTGTCTTCAAAAATGGGATGTCCAAAAGCGTCAACTCCATTTTGTATTTTGTTAATCAAAATTATATTTATACCTTTAAGTAACGTCATAAAAATCAATTACTCCGTATCTTTGTTTCTTAAATCCTAAACGTTTTAGTTCACTATCTTTTATAAAAAGACCGCCACCAGGGACTAAATAAGAACCCGAAACAGAATAACCAAGAGCTGACTCAGCAAACTGAGTCATTGGCTCTTGATTAGTAGAAGTCATAAGAGTTCGAGCTACAATATCAATAACAACCGACTTAACAAGATAAGAATAACTTTCATCATCTTTTACCAATAAATCTAAATTCTTATTAACCTTTCTAGCTTCCACTCTTAACACATGAGATACCATGCTTAAAAGTTCTTTAGCACGCACCCTCTCATGCTCTTCAACTCTTCTCCATAAAATTTCTAAATCATCAACATTAGCGAACGGTTCAAGTGTAGTCATTTTACACCTCTATTCTTCGGTAGAATCTACCTCTTTACTTTTTGTTTTTTCCCTAGGTTCTTCTGTAGGTTCTTCTTTAACCCCTACAAACTCCCAATCACCAGACAGTTCACTTTCTACCAATACAACTGCTCCAGTAACTTTATCTTTATAGATATTAGTCATACACTACCTCCTATGCTTGTTTAACACGAGCAAATGATTTTTCATCAAGGATACCCCAACCAATGAACGCTTCAGCACGTAATAATATTTCGTTGTACGCCTTTAAGTCTCGACCTGCACCATCTGGATCACCATATTCTATGATTTCCATAGGAATATTTTCCGCATAACCCCATTTAAACATATTTTTGAAATCCCCTACAATAGCGTGGTCTGTTTCAGCAGTTCCACCAGTTACCGTTAAAGTCTTATTGATATCTAAGTCCATATTTGCAAAATTAGTTGGGCGTTGACCAAATCTAAATTCCGGATATAAGTGAATACCTTGTTGTGGATTTTTTATTTTAGACATAGCTTGCCCTGCTACAGGTGACATTGCAATACCAGTTACTTCATTGCCGTTAACTACAATAGTATTTACGGCATCTTCTAAGTTTTCATCAATTTTATCAGCTGCATAAGTTACTACGTTACTAGTTATTACTCCATCAAATGAGTTAGTAGCTTTAAAACTAGCGTCTGTTAACGTTTTAGGTTCTAAACCATGAATAGCTGCAATATCAAAAGCTTCTGCCATTTTTTTAGCGAAACCATCTGCATAATGTTTTAAAAAATCTAATTGTTTTTCTTCAGATGCATATTTGAACTCATCTGTAATACGAGCTTGATAAACAAATTTTAAAGGTTTGATAATTTTAGAAGTTACAGTAGCACTTCCTGCTCCTTTTTGTTCACCCTCTCCAACTATTTGAGCATTGCCGTCTAAATTGAAAATAAATTGTTCAGTTCCATTAAATGGAATAGGTGTTTGAGTAGACAAATTAGCAAGAGTCGAATGCCCTTTTACTTTACTCATTATTTCTTTAACTAATTCTGGACTAAATAAAGTCCCTTTTTTTAATGCGTTTGTTGACATATTTTAAATTCTCCTTTTTATTTTAAATTTCTAACCACATCTCTCCAAGCTGAGTCTACACCTTGTTCTACTTGTGGTTCAGTGGTAGCTAAAGGCTGTGAATAATTTTTCACTGTTACTAATGATGCTAGACGTTCAGCATCTTCATTTAAACTTTCTTCATCGTCCCCTCGTAATCTATCAGCCAAATCAAATGGCAAGCCATTTTTTATAGCTATTTGCTGTTTAAGATTTTTTGTTTGATAGCTATTAATATTCTTTTCTAATTCTGCAATCTTATTAAGATTAACGCTATCATTTTCTTTATGTTGATCTATAGTTTGTTTTAAGTTTAAATTTTCCGTCTCTAAATCTTGAATTTTTTCAACTAAATTATCATAATCTGAATACTTAACTTTCTCACGCTCTAATCTTTGTTTAATAATAGCGTTTAATTGTTCTTGAGTTTCAATCGGTCTAAATTCTGTCATTTTTATTTCTCCTTTTTTCCGGATTTCCCGTCCGTTCGGTAATTTAAGCTACTAATAGCTTATCCTTTGTTTCTTCTTAGGCTTAATCGAATGACAAGCCCAATGTGCAAGCAATGCACTATCCAATAACGAAATATCCATATCATCAAACTGTGATTTATATCCAAAACCACCATTGCTACCTATATTACGTTTTTCACAATTAGTAGCAACCTTTCTTAGAGAAGGTTGACCATTATGGCAAATAGTTTTTTGATAAATTCCTTGTTCAAAAATTGAATTAGCTGTAATAATCTCTTTAACTGTAGGTAAGATGATGTTTTTAACTCTATAATCTTTCAACTCTTCTTCAAGCATTTTTTGACCGCTAGCACCATCAATTACAATAGTACCAACATCAGCTGATTTTATAAAATTAATAAGCCACATATTTCCATTTCTCAAACTTTGACAATCAATAGTTTCAATAAAAATACGTTCATCATCAGTTTTAACAGCAATACTCATGCTAACATTAGCACCATCATTACCGTATTTAATTCCAACAGATAACTTACCCTTAAAAGTAGTTTTATCTATTAATTTTAAACCATCCCACTCTTTTTCACTGATAACAGATTTTTGAGAAAACGACGGCCAAAAACCAAGCCGTTGGACATTGTGGTCAAGCTTATCTTCGCCAAGCTCAGCTTCAATTTTTCTTTCCGTCAAATGATACCCTAAAGATGGATTAGAATTATACCAAGCGTCTATATCGCCTATTTCTTTTTCGGAATCAACAGACCATTCAGCCCAACCAGAATATTTACTCTTACCAAACAAACAAGCTTCTCTATATTTAGTAAAAACAGTACCTATAGAAACTGGTGTCGGAGGAGTCCCACACATTACCGTCATAGGATTCTTACTGTCAGTTACCGTATATTTCAAGGCCGATTCTTGTTCAATAGTATATTCTTGAGCTTCGTCTATAATCATAAGGTCAAAACCTTCGCCAAGCCCACCGTTTTTAGTACGAGTTCTGAATTGAACCACACCCCCAGAAGAATATAACTCTATTCTCTCCTGCCCTTTAGCACGGATAGAATTAAAATCCTCTCCATCAACATATCCCATCTTTTCAAGATACTTTTTTACCTTTTCAAAAGATGAATGAGATGTACTGATTCTATGTGCGGTATGTAGAATATTAATACCTTGATGTAAAGACCATATTTCCAAAATATAAACTATCTCAGTCTTACCATTACGACGTGGCAAAGAATAACCAAACTTTTGATGAGTCCAAAGTCCCTCATCATCAGTTGCCATAATTGCCTTTAGCAAATTTAATTGCCACTCGTAAACTTCTAGTTTAGTTCGCTTATATAAATCTACAGCCTCTTGATAGCGACTTTCGTTATAGTCTAATATTACCGATTGTGAAGGAGTTTGAATACCAAACTTTGTCATTTAGTGTCTCCTTTCCAATCTACCCAGTTTAACGTCATATGGTAGGACAAAATTTGACTTTTATTAGTTTTTGTAATATAATAAAAATAGATGAAAGAGATATTGGACGTCCTCCCCCCATTTTATTTTGGAGGATGGATCAATATCTCTTTTAATTATTTCTTAGAAACAATATCTTCGATAACGTTGTCTTTTATTAAAATTATATTTTCAACCCACTTTCTGTGTGGATTTTTATATAACCTGTTTAATCTGTGATCTATTTCTTTCCTAGATAGTCCAGATTTTGTATAATCTAGCACAAAGTTACTCGCTTGCTTTTTACCACCTTTTATCGCAGTGTCTATATTATTTCTCCCTATGCTAATTATCTCTTTTAAATCATAGTTAACATTATTTATAGTGAAATCAGAAGTAGGTATATTTTCAGGATAATATACTTTAGGATTTAGAAATATTTCTACTCCAAATTTATTAGCTATAATTTCCGCTACTTCTTTTTCTTTGATACTATAATCTAAAAAAACAGTTTTTTTGTCGACAAAATATTTAGTTCCATTATATTCCCAAAATTTAGCAACACTGACTTTAGGTTCTTTGTAGTTTTTTAACCACTTAGATTTTATACTTGCATATGCTAATTCTTTTGTGCCTTCTTTTGTTTCATACTTTATTTTCTTAGTATGAACATCTTGTCTGATACCTTTTTTAGGAATGTATTCAACGGTACAACGGCAATTTTGATGCCGTCTATACACATCTTTAGGGACATCAGGATACCTATATGTACCTACTAAATTTTTACACCATTTGCAACATTTACCCGTTTCTTTTCTAATAATTTTTGGACTCATCCCGGATTTAAAATGAAATTCAGCATTTTTTCTAACCATATCATCAACAACAGATTGACTAAAATTGACGATAGGAGAACCTAACAGCCATTTGGACTTTTCAAAATCCCCCTCTGTTAACCTATTTACTAATCCATCTATTCTGCTTTGATTCACCTTGGGGATTTGAGCCCCTAACCCTATATTAGCTTGTCTATTCAAAATATCTTGAACTAATCTACCACGTTCAGTAATAAACCTATGATTTTCTTTTAACCTATCATTAAGTATTTCTTCGATTGAATTTCCTGGATTTTCATTAATATGTATATTAAAAGCAGTAGTAAGAATTTCTCCTAATACTACTGCATATTCGTTCACATCTTCATAAGATTTAGCTTTAATATTTACCTTTTTTAAACGTTTTTCGAACGTCTGTGTAATACGCTCCAACAACTCATTATTCATCGACCTGCTCCAAAACTGATGTTTTATTAAGCATACCTTCTGCTTCTTGCTTACTCATTCCAGTAGATGTTAGTAACAAAATGCCATTTTCTTTAGATAAAACACCTTTTTGATAATTACTTAACAATGATGTGATTTCATACGTTGAGATAATTCTATTTTGTTGTTTATCATCTGATTTAGTAGTTTTCTGTTCGGTTTCTTCTATTTTTGGCTTAGCATTCATATTACCTTTAATTCCTGTTAAATCACGAATTACGTTACTGTCAATGTATCCTGGTAATGCTTGATTAAGTTTAATGACACCATCACCAATCAAAGTAAGCATATTAGCATCAGCCTCGAATAACGGCTCCCATTTAGGCACAGTATCTATAAAACGACCACGATTATATCTGAAATCATCACGCAAACAGCACGCAACATAAGCAACATTCAAAAGACCACTTCCTAAAGACCTTTGAGCTTTTTTACCTGCTAATCTTAAATTTTCGTGACTAGCTTTAATAGCTTCAACAGACGATGGATTATCAGAGACAAAACCTAAATCATCTAATGTCAATCCTGTTTCTCCTGCAAATAAAGCTGCGGCAGTTCTCAACTGTTCTGTAAACGGTGACATCGACGGAGTAGTGAATTGACCAAGTGTTGGTTTATCTCCATCGGAATTTGCTGAAATTTGAAGCATACTAGAAACTGTAGCTTTCCAACTTTCTAATGGTTCAGCTTCTGGATCCATTCCCAAAATGTATTTTTGAGGAAACGAATAGAATTCAGCTGTTACATCAGCACGTTCTAACGTTCTTTTTGCTAGTTTCTGATAATACATACCTGAACGTGTTATTCTAGACCTACCAAAAGGGCGTACACTATCTGGAGCATGAATAACAGGTACTAGTAACGGAATACCCGCCGTATTCTTAACTACTGTTTGTTCGCTAGTTTTTAAATTTATAATGATGGTTTCATTTTCAGTGAAATAGGCTTCTAATATTGCTTTTCCGCTATCGTCTCTTTTTAAGACCGCATATCCCTCTGTTAACAATCCAGTTATAGGATCTAATATCCCAGTCGCATTACTTGCCTCAATAACTTGTAATCTAGGTTCATCATTTCCAACTTTAGAAATGTATACAAAACTACATGAAGCGATTAAAGAAGATAGGATAACACTATCAAAAAATATATCTGGATTATTTTGTTTGAAAATTTTATTTACGTTAAAATCATCGTTTTCAAATTCTCTAAAAACTAATCTATCCGCTAAGCTGTCAACTGTCTTCGCACACCACCCTAATACCGAACGATATTGATATCTCAATTCATTAGGAATGGTAATCCCGTATTGTTCGTCAGTGTGCTTCATGGCATACTGCTTATATCTTAAATTTACACGTGGATAAGTAATTGCTAACTTTTTACGCAAGTAATTTATACCTTTATATTCCAATAAAATCACTCCTTTCTAAACTCTTTATTTTCGCACGAGAAAAAATGTACAGTGACGGCGTGAAGATCAGCCGAAGCTGAGGGGAGGGAGTTATGCCCCATAAACCTTGATAAATCAACATTTAAAATTAATTTTTGTTTGAAACCTTGATAAATTAGGCTTTTTAATCAAAAAATACTATTTTTTCGCTTTTTGTTCTATTTTTTTCTTACTTTCCTTTATATTTTACCCAATTCATAGTTTGTGGTAAATTTCTGTTACCTATAACATCAGCTTTCTTGTTGGTGCTAATGTTAAATAACTTATCAGCTTTCTCTCTATTACAGTGAAAGTGTGCCAATTGTAAGTTATCTAAATCTGATGGATGTCCGCCTTTTGCCACTGGTATTATATGATCTATTACCGGACTTAATGGGTCTGGGTATTTTATAGATTTATCTACTGGTTTGCCACAAATTCCACAATAGTTTTGTGTCTTTAACAACCGTTTCTTATTCTTATCAAAGGCTACACGGTGTGTCCCGGTCTTATCTGCTCTCACGGTATTTCTCCACATCCACCCCCTATTTTTAGTACCCCGGTATATATTCAATGGTGGGGGGGTAAAATAAAAAGACAATCTCTCGACTGTCTTAAGTTAAATAAAAATAAAATTAAGAAGGTATACTGTGAATTTTTAAGTTCTACCTAAAATGTCCACATTACCATTATAACACATAAAAAAGGTCAAAAAGGTCAAACTTTTATTTTTCATTAAGTTTTTTTACTAATTCATCTAATATTTTATTGACAATGTATTTCATTTTAGTTCTGCTCATAAAATTCTTATTTGCTATCTGCTGATTTTTTAGCCTATCAAAAAATTTTTGCTTAATGATCCTTTCTTCCTCATAATTTAAACTTTTAAAAACCGATTCAATGCATCGTAATATATGTTTTTTCCGCTGATAATCTTTATTATCAATTTTTTTAATAAGATTACGTTCATTTTCTCTCCCGGTTTTTTGAGTTGAAATTTCACTTTTATTTCCCTGTTGAAATTCGTAAAGCAAAAACATTTCACATTCTAATTTCAAAATTTTATACGTTTTAAGGTATTCTCTAGCGTCTTCTCTTGTATACATCTATTTTTCTCCTAAAACCTCCAATATCTCATCACCGAATAAATCAATACATTCTAGTGCTATTTCTTCCGACTTAAAGTAAGGGAGTTTTGATAATTTATTATACCAGCAAGTATAGTTAGTTTCTAGGACATTAACACACGCGTCTATATAAAATTTCTTTTTTAGGTTATTATTCCAATCAGGCTGCCAACCTCCGTTTTTTTCTTCCGCCCACTGTTTTATTTTGAATAATAACTGACGTTCTTTAGCAAAACGTTCAGCTTCCTCTTTAGTTTTGAAAACTATACCTTGTAGATAGAAACTATCCCGTGCATAACTGTCAATTACTATTTCGTAGACCTCTCCTTTATCGCAAACGTAGTACCACCCTTTTAAAATTTCTGGTATTTCCACCTCAAAATGTTTCTTTTCTTCCTCCATCTCGAATTCGTTAAACTTCTTAGCTAATTCATCAAATTGTCTTTTTAGTTCATTGTATTCTTCTCTAGTTAGTTTCATTGTTAATCTCCTTACTTAAAATTTAAAATCATTTTCGAAAATATTACCTACTACTTCTGAAATTGTATTTGTAAACCACAAGTCTTCTTCTACTAATCCTCTATAGCCCAAATAATACTCACCCATAACGTTTTTTCTTATTTCCGAATATTTATTATGACATTTTACTATATCCCCCTCATAGATGTTATTACCATTCTTATCTTTAAATCCTGTATTTTCCATGAATATAACTTCTTCAAAATTAAACAAATATAAAAATCCATGTTTATCATGAAATCCTACTGTTTTGTTATCAAAATTTAAACATTCAACATCGTACACTTTTTTTCTATCTTTAACATATATTTTAGGTGGTAACATTATTATTTCTCCTTATCCCAAGGGAATTTATCCAGTGTCGCCAATATATCTTCCCCTTCAACTTCTTCTAAAAATTCCTCAATAGTTTCTACTTCTGAATTTTCATACAGCATATATAAATTTGAACATAATGTTTCTTTATCTAATTTTATACACTTCATACCAATAACTTCTATAGGTTTACCTTTAATTATTATCATTCTTTTATTCCTCCAACAAATAACTATCTTTATAAACATTACCAGCTATTACATAATTATCACTATTCACTAATGGCTCGTAATAGTCTTCAAGTTTCCAATTAATATAAAATTCTTCTTCATCGTCACATTCAACTATTCCATAGTCCCAACTTTCATGATTGAAACTACCCTCATCAGTCAATATATCACCCTCGTAAATTTCATCACCGTTACTATCATATTCACCTGTTGATTTCATTAATTTGTAGCACTTACTTCTTTTCGGTGCTGCTATTCCAGTGTGATATGATATAACGCCAGTATCGAAATGTACTTTATCAACATTTACCATCATAAATTTATTAGTTAACCACGCTCTATATTTCATTTTATTTAACCCCTCTTATTCTGATAATTTTTCAATCTATCCTCTAAATTTTGATTAGCGTCATCTAACTGCTTATTTTGATAAACTAACCAATCTATTCTTTTATTCAACATGATGTTCTCATTCGCTACTTTTTGTAAATTTTTACCCGTGTGATAGCCCCCGGCATACATTCCAATGACGAATGTAAATGCCATAATTACTAGCATAATTAATATTTTATTTATTTTATCTAGTGTCATAATGATATCCTCTCTTTAACTTTTTGTTCTTGTTTAATTTTATTTGCAATTCTTATTACCATCTAATTTTTCATCAATAATATTAATGGCGAATTTTATTAATTCTTCCCAATTATATACAAATCTTTCACCTCTATATTTTATAACAGGAGCGGAATTCGTCGTTAAAAGTAATTCAAATTTCTTTCGTTCATCCTCCCCTTTTCCAATATACTTAGTAATTAGTAATTTATTTTTTTCTAAAATTGTTCCTAACATCTCTTATCCTCCTACTTTTATTCTTTTTTCATGTTGACGAAAACTATTTTTTCTCCCAAAATACCATTACACATATATACACTTTGAAAGTTGGGACTGTTTTTAACCTGTTCTCCATTATGAAAATTCATTCTCCCTTGTGGGACTAATATTTCAAAGTTATTATTTTTGAATAGTTCAAATCTTTTTTTACTATCGAAAATTCCATTAGAATTCATTATTAATGCAAAAGGTATTTTCAATTTATATAATCTTTCAAAAATTGCATCTCTTTTGCTAAAAGGTGGGTTACTCACGACAACCTCACATCCTTCAGGAATTTTCTCATAATCAAAGAAATCTTGTCCAGTTTCTATATGCCCGTGAGTTACTTCAAAATTTTCTTTTTTAAGAATTTTAACAAACTCACTATCTTTTTTATCAAAGGGGCACCATATTTTTTTGAAGCCTTTTTCTTTTAAAAAAGGCAATATTAATTCCACGCTGTATGGCAACGTGTACCACTCATCTGCTTTTGATTGTTTTATTTGTTGACTAAAACTCATCTTCTTACCCCCTACTCCATTCATCACTGCTGCTAATCTTCTATAAATGGATTTACTTTGTTATAATCATCAAAATAACCAATGTCACCAAAATTTGAGTATATAGGTTGATTGAAATCGCCTTGTTGTCTCTTGCTTTCTAAAAAATTAATGCGATCTGCTATTACTTCTGTGACATATATAATTTCCCCATTTTTATTTTTATAATTTCTTGTTGCTATTCTTCCCACTATACCTATCAAGCTACCTTTATTTAAAAATCTTGACATATTTTCCGCTTGTTTTCCGTATGCTGTACAGTTGATAAAATCTGCTTGTTGTTCTCCTTGTTCATTTTTATAATTTCTGTTCACAGCCAATGTAAAGTTTACTGCGGTCTTGTTTGTAGTTGTCTGTTTTAATTCTATATCTCTAGTTAATCTTCCTGTCAAAACTACATTATTAATCATTATTAATTTCTCCTTTTATTTCTTAAATGATTGACTGATTGATTGAGTAGTTTATTAAATATTTAGTAACATATCTTATAAAGTGTTACTTCTTTTAAATATGTTTCAAATTCTCTATTATCAATATCCCACGTATGTTGTCATTTTAGTCATGTAATATTTTCCTTTTTCGTTACATATTTAGATTTATCTTAAAAATGAGGTTATAACCCACCCCATTTTTTTACAGCTTTACTCATCTCATCTCGTTCAATTCCTATATATCTTAATGTGATACTAGGATCATGGTGATTAAATAATTTCATAAGTGTTACTACATCCCTACTCTCTTTATAGAAATGATAACCAAATGTTTTCCTAAAGCTGTGAGTACCAATATTCTTTATTCCACACTCCTTAGCACCAGCCTTCAGTATCCTATATGCCTGTGTCCTTGTGATAGGTCTGTTAGAATTCTTATAGCGTGTTGATTTGAATAAATATTCCTCATCTTCTTTATCTGAACAATACTCGTCTAAAACACGCTTTAATTTGGGTAATATAACCATTTCTCTTAGCTTACCAGTCTTCATTTCACGTCTTCTTACTTTATCACGCCCTCTTACATCTCCTACTTTCAAACCTAATAAATCGCTTATTCTAAAGGCAACATTTATTCCCATGTAAAAAAGTAAGTAATCTCGATCGTTGCGGTTTTTAAAATAATAATTCATTGCATCTAATTCTTCTTGTGTTCGCAACGGTTCCACAAATTCCATCTAATTTCCTCCAAATTTGAAATTCATCAATCGTCTTTACACTCTTTTCCTTTGTTTAATTCACGTAGCATTTCGTTATAGGCTTCTTCATCTTTTACGGTGGGAGTAGTCCTTTTTTTAAGTGCAATATCTCCAATCCCCTCTATTTGTTGTTGTAGATAGTCTGGTATGGGAGAATAATGTTTCCCTTGCTCCCCTTTAAAAGTTGACTGGCTACTTTCATATTGGTCTTCTGCATTATAAAGAACTGCTAACATATAATTTCTGTGGTTAGTTGGATATGAAACTCCTTTTAGCCTCTCTAAAATGTATGCAATATGTTTCTCTCTTAATTTAATAAATTTTTCTTGTGCATTCCCTGCGGTGGTTTGAATTTTACCAATATTGACTTTAGTATCAGGATGCATGAGACAAATATCAACTACATATTTAATCCACTTGTCTAACTCTTTTTTTATATTCATGCTGACTCGGGTATACCCAAAGCTGTCTCTAAAGTATTGAGTATTATACCTACGACTTACCTTTTTAGTATTATCGTTCGTCCGTTCCTCATTCACTCTTGAGACTTCACCTCCATCTTTATTATTATTTATATTAGACTGAGATGAATCATATATATTCTCTTTATATAATCTCTTTTTATTCTCTTGTATTGGTTCGCTCATTTTGAGCAAATCAGAATTGTTCATTTTGAGCATTTGCATTTGTTCATTTTGAGCATTTGCATTTGTCAAAATTGACAAATGGTTTTTTTCTTCTTTTGCTTTAGATTTTTTTAAATATAACTTTTTTAACATTTCTTTATTTACTCTGTACCACTTTGTTCTATCTGAACCAAACTTATTATACTCTCCTGTAATCAAATATCCCTTAGTTATCAAATCTTCAAACGTCCGTCTTACTGTAGATAAAGATAAATAATCAAACTCTTCTTCGTGCCAATTCTTTATAGATCTATATGTCCAATAATAACCGTCCTTATATACCTCCTTATTCTGCTTTTTTCTATTAATCTCTATCCAATAATGTACCTGTTGTAAAACTGTTGCTTGTCTATCACCTATCTCTCTGGCAAGCACCCTATCAAACACTATTGGTTGTTCGTCGAAGAGTAACATAACCTATCTCCTCTCTTGCTTTTTTAAAAAATATGTAATATAATTAAACTACATCATGAGTGTCTTATTTAGACGCTCTTTTCCTTTTTTTACTTAATCTTCTTTCAACATTATTAAGACAAATAGTGGATTTTTTAGTATTTACTTGTGTTATTTTCTCCAACAAACTTTTATTCTTATGCACATTCCCAATAATCTCTAAATCATCATTAACAAGACCCAAAACATTAGGAATATACTCTTTAAAATCAACCTCAAAACACCCTTCCTTAAATCTAACTATTCCCATATCCTTATCAGAATTTTTAACAATATCACCGCTAAAAATCTCATTCCCCTTTCTATCAACAAGGCTACTTCCTAGCATTAAAACAACATCATTCTTCTTAACATTAAGCGACTGAATATAACTATTCTCATATCTTCTACTAAGAATAATATAATCACCATTCCAGCCGATAACATTATATATTTTATTATCAACAAACGCTTTTAAATTAGGAATATTCATAACACATCACCACCCATTGTTCATTTCTTTTTTATACTTTATTAATCTTCACCATAAATCAACTTTCCTAATGCATCTATGGTATTTTTAATATCATTAGATACTTGTATAGGAATATTTTCGCTATTAACTCTTACAACTTTGATATTTTTATCCCTAACAAGTTCTTTCTCCTGCTCTCCTAGTAAACTATTAACCACTACACTTGCAGAAGCTTTCTTACCTTCCAACTCATTAAGCCAAAATTCACAATATCTGACTATTTTCTTAATATCTTCTGTAGGTTTATCGTGTTTCTTGTTTGCTCTTATTCCATATTTCAAGATATTGGCTTGACACACACTACCAAAATCAGTAACTATACTTTGAATTAGATCTATTGTTTCAAACTCTCCATTTTTTGTTAATATTCTATAGTGATCCGGGTTAATATTATCTCTCATTACTTGCTTTTTCCTCCTAAATATGTTATTTTTAACTTATAATATGTTATTTATACAGTCCTTTCTCAGAGGGCTGTTTTTAATAATTCTCTTTCTGTCTTTGGATATTTATTTTTGATTTTCGCTCGTACGCTTCAAATAGATCTTCAAGCGAATAATATAACATTGCTATATCTAAAATTAACTCAATTGCCATTTCGCTTTCTTGAACAAATACTGTATTTATTACTCTTTTAGCGAACAAATAACCTTTGCTTATCTCATTTAACATTCCTTTTTGATGAGAATTATTCTCCATTCTTTTTGTGATAAAAATACATCTCATTAGGCTTAAATTTCGCTTATCATCATTTAACAACGATAAAGCAAATGCTAAGCAATCGGCTAATTCCTCTAATTGTACTTCTTTAGATTTTCCTCTATTCTTTTTCCAATCTTTGAATAATTCAAGCGTGTTATACCATTCGTGAAACTCTTCGTGTAAAGCTGTGGTTATATTTTCCCTTTTCCATATTTCAACATGGGCATCAACTTCGCATTGTAACGATTGAAGTTCGATTAATTTATCGTGTAATTCATAAGTATTCATTATTCAACGTCACTCTCCGGGAAAAAATTATCAATTCTTTTATCAAAGATATACGCCCATGCCATTGCAGTGAATAGAGATACTGCTAAAATAGTCCCCCATTCTATATTGCTTGCCATCAATGCGAACGCGCTAGTCGTTGTAATTGACAAATATACAGCGTTGTTAGTTCCTCTGTGTAGTTTCATCTTTTGTCTCCTTTTGTAATTGCTCTATCAATTCCGGTCTGTTATTAAATAATTTTGTAAAAAATTTATTCAAGTTATCAATCGCTAATTTCGATAAATCAGAATTCTTTACAGTTACCACAATCATTTTAATCATCTCCTTTCGTATTTTCTATGCTATAATTACCTCAAAGGA